TTAAAGCTTGCTGCTTTTGCACCTCAGCCATAGCTGCTTTCTCAGCTGCTTCAGCATTAGCTTGAGCTTGCATCTGTATATTTGCCTGAGCTTGCTCTTGCTCTCTTTTTATTTTTTGTTTCTGTCTTAGCTTTAAAAACTGATTAGCTAATTTTAGATTTTTTATCTCCCTTATATCTATAGCGTCTGAAAGTTCTATAGCCTGCGTTTGAAGCGCAACTTGTATGTTTTGCTCTAGCATTGCTTTTTCTTCGTCTTCAGGTTCTAACTCTAAATATATACCAAAATCATGTAGCTGTAAGTTAATTAATTCTTCTAATGTTTTAGTGTTAAATGTACTTATAGAATTTGTTAAAGAGTTTCTAGTTAGAGGGTTCTGTAAGACGTCAGCCATTTTAAGGCTTATGTTTTCACAAGTTCTTTTAGTTATGTATAATAAAGAATCCATTAAATGTTTAGTAGCTACATTTGAAGCGTTAGCTGCCATTTTTTGTAAACCAACTAAAGCATCTTTATCTGGAGTACTACCATCTCTTGCTTCATTTAAACCGGTTACGTCACGTATCATTTGTAAGTAATACTGATAAGTACCTATTAAGCTTTGTATTTTTTGTTGACCTGAAGAACTGTTTAATTCTTGAATAGGTATTTTACCCCTGTTTAAATCACCGTCTTGAGTTAAACTTCTACCTACAACAGAACCTGTTTGAAAGTACATATTTAAAGCCTCTGCTGGGTTGTATTTTGTTCCATTACCTAAATCAACCTCAGATAAACCGTCTATATCTAAAAATACACCATCTGGAACTATTCTAGACATAACCTGTTGCAATTTGTAATGCGTTAGGTTTATCATGTCAGCAAAACCAGTTACTCTACTAACTATTGATTCAATTCTACCTTTATAGGTTCTAGGTGCCGATATACAGTAGTTCATTAAAACTTTAGTAGTGTCAGCAGCTGGTCTAGTCATATTCTCAGCCATCTTCCACTCCATCATAATGTTTGTACCTAAAACTTTAGCTCCAGTATATAAAACCTCTATTGTTCTAGATATTCTTTCAAAATTATCGTTTTCAGGTGGATTAAATGTATCTGGTTTCTCTAATGTCTTTTCTAAACCTTGATCTGTCTTTTTTACTTTAAAAACCTGGTCAATATATGTTTTGTATTCAAAATACATAACCTGAACAGTGTTCTCGTCGTAGTTACCCCATCCAGTAACATACTGTCCGTTACCAGGTGTTTCCTGTATTCTTTTTAACTCATCATTGTTAATATCTGGAAACTGCTTTTTTAATTCAGGTATTGTTATAGGTTTTACCTCACCTACATAATATATATCTTCAAAGTTTGGATCCTCTGTGTAAGAGTATACCATATAAGCTGGATCTACGTAACTTGTTATTATTCCTTCAGCATCATTAAATCTAGTCTTGCTACATCCAATACCTATAGTTGTTAAATCATAAGCTATTCTTTTCTTTGTTTGATCGTATTTGTTAAAATCTAAAACATTATTTATAGCTTCTTCTTCAGCAACCTCTACATTTTGCTTGTAAGTCATTTGAAGATGAATATCTAGCTCTTCTCTGCTCTCTGGTAGAGATTCAAAGTCGCTAGTTAAAGCCGCGTTTACACCTGTTTTTTCTTTGAAATCTTTTATCAAGTCTTTAGCTATCATATCCCTTTCAACAGCAGCAGCGTAATCTGTTCTACTTTTTACAGAGAAAGGATCTTGAGCAAAAGCAGACAACTCGTATGACTTACCAGACATACCGTTAACAACTATATCTACGAACTTAGATATAACAGGTACTGGTGTCCAGTCTAAGTTTAAGTAAGACAAATCACCGTTTATAGCTAATTCATCTTTATATTTCTGAACACTCTGCTCTCCTCTAGCGTAAAGTCTTAGATTGTGAAAGCTATTCCAGTTGTTTAAATATCTATTACCTCTAGTTCTACCTTGCCCAAACCACTCAAGCTCTATAGCTCTAGATACTTGTAAACCGTAGTCGAAACTAGACTTTTCCTCAGCGCTAACAACTTGGCTAGGAAAAGAACTATTAGTATTTGTTTGTATTTTCATTTACGTTATTATTTTAGAAACAGAACCTCCGTTATCATATCTTTTAATACCTAAATCAACACTTATTGCTTGTCTTTTAGCAACAGGTCTATATTTGTTTTTATTGCAAGCCATTATAGCTAAACCAGAACTTATAGATGGATCATGCTTTGTTCTATTGTTTATATCAAATCTAGACCAATCTTGTAGTGTTCTCTGAAAGTACATATTACCATAACCTTGATCATTCGCACCTACGTAGTTATCAATGTATGTCTCTATGGCTGCAGCATGCGCTTGCTTCATATCTTGACTAGAGTTAGGTACTCCACCAACTTCTTTTTCTGTTAAAGATAAACTATTATATAACTTATCAGGTCTGTTCATAGAGAAACCTCTATAACCTCTTCTTTTTAAGTAATACAAAAATCTAGGTTTATTATTCTCAGCTAAAACAGGCATGCCATAAAAAACAAGCGCCATCAATATCTCTTCAAAAAATATCTCAGCAGTTTGAGGTCTAGCTATGTACTCTAGAAAGAATTGATTAATAGGTGCTTCGTCCATGTGCATTTTAGTTAATCCCGATAGCGCACCGTTAGAGCCTTTATTATCAACTGTTCCTGATATATCATAACTATCTAAACCAAAAGCACCTATGTGCTCGTTTCCAGGGTGTTTAATACCTCTGTGGTTTTTTATTACATTATTCTGCAAATGCACATCAGGAACCCAAGAAACTAAAAACCTACCGTCTTTATTGGGTGTGAATACAACTCTAGTATCTTTGACACCATTCTCCCATTGAAAACTACCTTTAGTTAGAACGTTAGTATTCATCAAGTCGCCATTATAGTCAATCTGCTCGTATATTTTAGTTAAGTTAAATAAAGAGTTTTTTGCTTCGTCTCTAAAAGCGTGATCCTCTGTTCTAGGAAACTGCCTGTAAAGTTCGTTTAAACCGTCTTGATCGTCTTTTAAACCATCAACTTCATTCTGCCAGTGCTCTATTACACCTAAGTCTATTAGCGAACCATCTGGACCTTCAATTGGTTTTTCTGGTGTGTTGAATACAGGAAATCCAAAAGAATCAATGTATCCCTCGTAGTTCCACTCCATAGGTATGAACAAAGAATATAATCCTGAACTAGTCTGTCCATTGGCGTTTCTTTTATCAACATTTGATGCATAGTATAGTTTTTTAAAATTATTACCACCTTTATCTAAAGCGTTAGAGGTGCTACCCATCATGCATTTACCTATAATTTTTCTACCTAACCTTAAACAGGTTTTTGTTACTCTCCAGTTATTTCTAATATTGTTAGGTCTCTCCCATTTACCACTCTCATCGTGAGCTAGTAGTTGTAGTTTTTCCCCATCGTACGAGTTGTCCCCCGTGTTTTTCCAGTCGATTGTCGTGTCGAGACCGGTAATTTCTTGTACTTTCTCGTTTGTATCGAGCTTCCGTCTTGTAAGCTTCGACGCCGGGACTCTGTAGGCAAGCTCTGTCTTCGGCCTGTCCATACCGTCTTGGATCGGTTTGAAGAAGAACGGGTAGTTGATTGATATTGGTACAACCTTGTCGGTGAACATCTTCTTAGCATCGGGGCCAGATTTGGACAATATCCCAAAACGTGAGTCGGTTGATATTGTGGCTTTGTTGACAATTTCCCCGGAAGCCATGAACGAAAAACCCGAGCGTCTGTTCTTGAGATAGCACATACCGTAACACCTTGCATCTGCTTTACACGCCTCCCAGAATATGTAAAATAACCTATTTGATTCTCTAAAGTCTGGCTGCCCAACGTCAATTTTACTCCACTGCAAGTACATGTAATGACTGCCAGTAATATAGCTAGGTTTATCTTTGTTAATAAACCAGAAACCTTTATCTCTTCTTTCAAACTCATTATCTATATATTCATACCAGTTTTCTTTAAAACTACTTGGTCTCTCGTCCCAATCAAAAACAGATTTAATTCTACTTAAATCTTTAGGGTAATCAAATCTAGTCCATTTTTTGTTATCAAACTTAAAAACATTCTCTGCTTTCGGTAAAGCTATTTTTAAATTTTGTATCTCATATATTTCACCTATCTGACCTGTTTTACTTATGACTACAACATCATGCTCTTTGTTATAGCCATACTCCCACTTTCTGCCCTTGTTAAGCCTCTTTAATACGTGAGGTTTTATATGGTCATCTATTACACTACATAGTGTTTGATTATAGATCATGATCTAGATCTTCCTTCAGCGAAACCTTTAAAAGTCTTTTTCTCTTCTTTAGGTACGTCATTTAACATGTCCTCTTCTTCCTGTATACGTTGAAGTATTTCAAAAGCGTCAAATATAGCTAATTTCTTAGTAGCTGCAGCATTTTTAAGTCTATCAGCTGTTATATCGTCTCCAGAGTCTACGATAGGCTCTTTAGCTACCTTTATTAACTCTTCTACCGCTGCTTGACCAGCTTGGATTATATTCTTCTTCGTTTTCTTTGTGTCCATATTTAATAACAATATCATTAGATTTCATACAATAAACTTTAACTCCCTCTACAACAAACTCCCATTCGCTGTTAGGCGTAAAGCCAATTAAGTCCCCAGGATTGATTTTAAGAGCTTCTAAGGACTTGTTACCGTATTTTAGTATACCAATAAGGCTTTGCTCTTTATCTAGCGTGTAATCGTTGTTACTTTTAATAGGGGATACAAAGCATCTGTCTCCGAAAGAGTACCAGTTGTTATTTCTATTATATAAGTAAACCTGGTCTAAAGAACAAAAGTAAAGATCTTCTTTAAAAAAAGACCTACTATTTTTTCTCTCCCCTCTCATATCATAAAACTCCCTAAATACATTATGGTGTATAATAACTATATCACCTTTTTGTATTTCTGTTTTGTAAGCTAATGGTGTTTCTACAACTACAGCAAAGTTATTTACGGATTTAAAACTTTCTATGCTAGAATTTATAATTAGTTTTTTATCACCTACTGTTACTTCGTTTTCATACCTATTACCAAGAGGTTTTATTATAAAATCAAAAACACACTTCATTAATACTCAAGATCGTACTCTATAGATATAGACATATTAGAATTAAATGTTTTCCAAGGCATAACTTCTTCACCTTTTCTTATATGTATATCGTAAGAGTTGTCGTTTTGATTATGTAGTATAGCGGTTATGATATGACCACCGTAGACTGACTGACCAACGGAGTAGTGCATAGCGTCATTTTTATAGTCTGAGCCTATACTTATTTTTCTTATATTATTTTCCATCTTCCAATGGATTATAGCTACCGTCAACCATGTTAACGTTAATTGGACCGTACTTGTCCATTAGTATTTCTTTATAAGATTCTGATCTTTTATTAGCCTCAGATAGCTCATGTAGTAACGCGTGTTTTCTACTTTCAATAACACCTACTTCAAATAAGTATTTATCTACTACTTCTTGTCTATCTTTAATAGCCTTCAACTCGCTAGAGTCAATAAACTTTAGATCAGCTTTCTTTTCTTCTTTTACTTTTTTCATTTGATTATATTTAATTATTAATTATTTACTTATCTTTTTTTATCTCGTTTTTCACTATTGAAATTATTTTTACAATAGTGTAAGTAATAGATGCCACCATAAGAGCAACTTTAAGTACAGCATCAATAGCCGTAAACGTCGATAAAAACGCGAGAGCGTTGAATCCATATATTTTTAATTGTTCTATTCCCATTATTTTGCTTAAAATTTTCATTTCATACTCTCTTCTTTTCTAATTACCCGCTTTAATCTTCTTTTACCTCTATTTTCGTATTTTTTTAATACAAGATCTACGGTTAGTGCACCCACTAAACCACCAGCCACTGTGTAACCTATATCTGTGATTGGTGTATTTTCCGGTTTATTATGATCTGCTAATTCTTTTACTGTTCCAATTAATACAGAAGAAACAACACTCCACAGTAAAGCATTTTTTCTTCTTTCTCCGTTATTATCATAAACTATAAACGAAGTCATACCGCTAAAAAAAACACCACCAGCTATATGCTTTCTCTTATCACCTAGTGGATCCCAAGAAGACTGAGAGTTTAAATTTAGCGAAACAAGTAGTAGTAGTGTTATTAAAAAACTACTCCTCATTTTGATCATCTGGGAATGGATCAATACCATTCTCAATTAATACCTCGGCCCATGAAGCTTCGTTGTCATAGTAATCAACTTCTGTCCAAGGTGTTTCCATACATTGAGTAGGAAGTATAGAACCATAAGCCATTATATTCTCTCTCGTGTTATCCCAGCATATGAACCAAGTTTCATTTGTTGGGTAACATATTTTTGTGTTTTTTAAAGATTTTAATTCCGACATTTTATTATTATTATTTATACACCACCACCATCCGTGATAGTCCAACCGTATGTGTTAATTAATGTATTTCTTGCCGCTTCTGCTGCTCCCCCCAGAGTATATTGATTATCTCCAAAATTAATCACTATATTTGATTGAGGATTACCAGCTGACCAACTTATAAGAGTATCATCATATTTTTTAACAGTGTCAAATCCACCTAATCTAAACAGATCTGCCATATTAGTTATATTACTTATATCCCAGTTTGATAAATCAAATGTGAGGGTTGTTGGTTGTTGCAGCGTTTGGAACATGGAACTAATATTAGTAGCACTTGACATATCCCAACCAGATAAGTCTATTGGAATATTTGGGTTCCTTATAACTTCACTCTGATAAAACATACTATTAAAAAGTTGAACATTACTTACATCCCAGTTTTCAATATTATTTATTTCTAATATGTTATTACCATAAAACATAGAACTCAAATTAGTGACATTGCTTAAATCTGGAACATCAGTTGCTGAAATAACTGTTAAATTATTACATCCTGCGAAAGCACCATCAAAATTCTCCCAAGCAATTATCCCCCAATTTTTAACTTCAATTAATTTATCTTTATCTGCTGAATAACGACCTCTATACCAAGGAAAATCACCACTAATTAATATGTCGTAAGTTCCAGGTGTTGGGAACGTAATAGTATAATCACCTGTTACATTATTAATGGTTTGACCATCTGATGTTTCGATGGTATAATTATATACTCCAAAACGTGTTGGAACTATAAATTGATTATCAGCAGAACCACCAGCGTTATCTGTTTTTACTGATATTACAAAACGTTCTTCTATTGCTGGCACCGTTTCAAAAACATAAGACGTGAATGTTACGTTTTTTTCTTTAGTTGTTATCAACTGTCTACCACTGCTAGAGTCTACAACTTGAGCCACACTTATTGGTCCTTTGACTACAGAATAAACACCTATAGTTGGAGCCATCATAGCCGCGTATACAGCCTCAACTACAGCTGTAGCTTGTAAAGCACTACCATGTGTTATAGTAAACTTAGATATACCATTGTTTAAATCTATTTGAGTCGTGTTAGCGTCTATATAGCTTACAGATTCTATATCGTTTATCTCTATAGATAAATCTTCACCATCGGTTAAATTGAACTTTATATATTTAGCCATTTCTATTTTTATTATTTAAGGCATTTTATTTTCTTGATAAGGCACACCAAAGAATGAATGCGCTCCTTCGCCAGTAACGTTTATTTGATAAGTTGCCCAACCATAAGGATTTTTTATTTTATCATACCAAAGCACATCAACCGAATATTTATCGGAATAAACCGGTGGTGTTATTTCTTTTCCAGTAACTGGATCGTATGTTCCAGGCGTAATAACTAAAAAACCAAGTTCAACAATACTATCAATATTATCTGGTGTATATTCACCCTCTATTTCAGTACCTAAATCACGAATCTTGTCTTTGGCTTGTTCTTCTGAATTAAACTCGTATTTGC